GGATCATCTGGATCTCCACCCTTTCGTAAACCTATTCTTCCGCCGTCAGCCGCTGGAAATGCAGCGTCAAATCTTGGAGTCCAATAAGCATCCGCTGCTCGTTTTTGTGCTAGCCACTGTTTCATTAAATCATCTTCTTCATCTTCTTTGTTAGTCATACCCGTGTACAAACCACCAAGTGCTGATAGACCACCAATAGCTTTCCAAGGACTTATGTTTCCTAAAGACCATGGTCCTTTACCACCTTTTAATAACATGCTTTTTAAAAATGAACTGTCTTTAAGACCAGACATAAAAGGAGCTTTAGATAAACCCCAACCACCTAAACCTATCAACGCAGCTTTACCTAATGGTGACTTCGCAACTTTACCAATTGTTTTACCAATCTTCTTAACTAATTTTCCTAAACCATATGCCTGTCTTAAATCTGCTATTCCACCACCAGCGTATCCCGCTCTTCCACCATCTGCCATGTAATAGTTTAACATTTCAGTTGTTGGATTAAACGTTGTTCCTGTTGTTTGTCCCGTAGGTAAAGCAGAAGGGAGATTAGCATAAATGTTAGATCCACCTGTTCCTGCACCTGGTATATGATATGAAAATGGACCAGTTGAAGCTGTTTGAGTAGTTGTTTGAGTAGCTGGTGTTGTAGTTACTGCTGGTGTTGCAGCTGTTATTCCGCCACCGCCACCGCCACCACCACCGCCAGCGTTTATATATTCTGATTCACTTCTATATCCTAGTCTCGCCCATAGTGGTTGATCTTGACCATCACCACCAGTTGGTTCATGGTAACCGTATAATGTATTTCCAAATTTATCTTTTATAGGGTTTCCAAATTCATCTCTTTTAACAAATCTATCTCCAAGTCCACCAACATCACCTTTATGAAATACTCCAGGTTTACCCCTCTCTTTTAAAAATTCTCCATAGCCTGGAACTTGTGTTAACATGCTCCACTTATCAAAATCAATTTCAGGATGTTCTCCCCCAGGTTTAGCTACCCCTAGTAAACCTTTTAACTCTTCTGGTAGCATATCAAACATTTCTGGGTCATCTTCTTGTAAAGTTTCTAAAAACTGGTATCCGTATTGATTTTTAGGAAGTACACCAAATCCCAGCTTTTGGAGCCAATTGCCCTTAGGTTTAATGTTTTTAAATTTTGCAATTATCTTAGCTTTTTCAAGATCTCTTTCTCTCTTGTCCCTCCATGTTCCGTCATCTGGAGGAGGTATATCTACTATGTTTTCTGCATATTGTTTAAATCTGTCATCTGGATCACCACCAGTGTGCGTTGGTGTTGAATCAGGATCTGGTCTTCCTACAGCACCACGTGATGTTTGTAGAGCCGCTGTTCTTTGAGCATCTGCAGCAGCTCGGTTTACAGCAGCTTGGTGACGTTCAGCAGCACCTCTGGTACCACTTCCACCTACAGTTGCTCCACCTGCTGGACCTTGACTACGACTTGTTCCTGGTGACATACCTGGATCAGCCCATCTACCACCTTGTAATCCAACTCTTTGTCCATTAGCATATCCCAGTCTCGCGATTCCGCCTTCTGCCATACCTGATATAGCTTGTTGCATAAATTCTCTAAATGACATTGGCTGTAATCCTTGTTCTTGCATTTCAAAAACGTATTGTTGGTATTGTTCTACCAACATAGGATCAGCTTGAGCCATTAATTGTTGATCTGGAGATTTAGGTCCTTCATTACCTGAATAGGTAATTTCTCCTGCGCCTGCGTCTAATGATGATATTCCTGTGTTATCTATAGCCATAATTTTTATGTTAATTTTTTAAAGGCAGGAATTTCACCTGGGTTTATAATAATACTTGTTTTTCACAAGTAAATCAAGTCTATGTTACTGATCTAGGCTTGATTTCGAGCGCAGATAATACGACATGTAATCTGTTTGCCGTAGCTGCGGTTACTTTTACTACTTCACTTTCTGCGACCACTAAGGGCGCAGATAATAATTCGGTTGTTGCATTAGCAGATATTGCTTTAGTCTTAAATAGGCTAAAAACAGCGTCATCTGTGTCAGTTATAGTCACTGTTATGGTATCAGCATTGCCTGAATCTTCAGATACGATGATAGATTTAACAACAGCAGTTGTAGCTGTAGGTACAGTGTACAATGTAGTAGCACTCGTACTCGTTAAATCCTTCTTTTTATTTACAAATGTATTAGCCAAAGAAATAAGCCTCCGCCTCTGCTTCTTCTTTCAAATCTTGTTGAAAAGAAGTGTTTAATTTTTGTACTATACTATCAACGTCTCTTACAAATGATTGTTGAATCTGTTGATCGTATTTTTCTAAAGGTTGTGTTAATGATTGTACTATTCTAGCCATATTAAACCCTAAATATACTCTCTGGTTTTACTTGATATTGATTTATTAATTGATTCATCTGTGCCAAAGTATTTTCACCTTTTTCATTTAATTGTCCCGTTCGTGCATGCTCTAGCAATATCAGTCTTTTTCTCATTATCTCAGTCATTTGATCTTGTTGACTTTGTGTTGGTTGAAATTTTTTAATACTTGCTTGCATAACATTTTGAGGTTCTGATGGACCATCTCTTTCAGTAGGAACATCAGGTCCTTTTTTAGTAGGAATACCAGCATATTTTGTTCCTAAATTAGCCAATGGATTGTTAAGACCAAACAAAGATGCAATACCTAAAATAGGGTTAATCCAACCTAATCCCATTTTACTAAGTGCATAACTTGTAAGCATTTTTCCAGGGTTAAAGTATTGACCTAAACTTCCCATTCTATCTGTAAGACTACTAATTCCTGTCTTAGCTGCTGGTGCAAAGCTTTTTATTCTATTTAAAAGACTTTTCTCCAATCCTGTTTCAGGAACTATATTTTTAACAGCGTTTAAACCATAATCAATTAAATTTTGTCTACGAGTATCAGTTGTTGGTGCTTTTACTGTCAACCCTTTATCAATTGCACTTTGAATTTCTTCCAAATCATATCCTTTATCAGACATGTCTTTTATTAAATCCCAGTCTTGTGCTCTTTCAAAATCTTCAATTTTTTCTTTATCTTCTATAGTTCGGTCTGATTCTTTTTTACTTAAAGCAACATCTAGATCTGAAATCGTTTCACCAAATTTAGTTGGATCAACGGGAACATCATATTTTTCTTCTTGTTGCTGAGCGATTAACTCTTTCATTTCTCTTTGATGAGTTAGTTCTTCATTAGCTTGAACAGCTGCTACTCTAGCTGCTTCTTGCGATGCCGCGGCTCTTGCTGAACGTTCTTCGGCTGCTCTTCCGCCACCATAATCTCTGTTGTCTCCACCACCACTGACATTACCCCCACCATGACTAGCATCTGATGTTCCTCTTCCAGCATCTCCCCAACCATTTAAACTAATAATACCTGAAGGTCCTTTATGGGCTTTACCATTCATCGAACCGTGAAGATTCATTTTAATTAAAGCATCTTTTTCTGCTTTAGTAATATAAGCTAATTCTGTATTAGGATGATCTGGTCCAGACTTCCATTTTACAGGAGCCTTAACCATTTTCTGTTTGCCAAGATAGTTTTTTACTTTACCTTGCATTGCATAATGTTGTCTTGTACTTTTATCTGTAGCCATTACCTTCTACCATCCGCTTGTATATCTAATCTAAAAGTTCCAAGCTTCCAATGTTGTTGTGTGCTAGTGTTGTCTACTTTTAAAGCGATAGCTCTTGCTCTTGCACGTGTATCTATTTTAGTCGTAGTTGTTGAAGATGTAAAGGGTCCTAATGAAGAACTAGCTTCTGAATCCGTTGGATAATTTTTTAAATTTAATGTAACTCTTGCATCTCCAGTTTGAGATAAAAAGTCTGGAAGTACTCTTCTAATTTTCATCATATACTCACCATCGCCTCTTAAATCTGCTCCACCACCTTGAGCTAAAGATATATCAAAATCTCCAGATTGAATACTTGCTGAAATACCAGTTCGTGTTCCTGCTTTAATTTGATCTTGTCCTGTTTCGTGTTCAAAGTAAGTTGTAACACCATCCGTATTACCAACTGTTGCATCACTTGTAGCAGATGAATCATATTCAGTACCATGTGGTTTTCCAAATATAGATGAATCAAACCAAGAACTTCTTGATAAAGAACTTGTAGTCCATACAGGTCGTTCAGGTGTTGAATCCATAAAGTTATAAGTTACTGATCTATTATTAGATGCAGCACCACTACCAGGATAGAACCAAGTTACTTCACCAAACAAGTTATTTAATCCTGCATAGATATGATTTTTAGGAACTGTATTAATATCATCGTAAACATAGTCTTCAACTAAACATGCTAGAGATTCTAGTTTACCAGTGTATCTAAAGAAACCATTCTCTGACATCCAGTAAGCAGAACCATCAACCTCAACGGCTGCATGTTTTCCAATTAATCCACAGTTCGTTCCAACTTGTTGAAATGAAAAAGTAAAAGGTGAACCAACGAACCTCATAATAAATAAAGACGTATCAGTCCAAACATAAATTGCATCCCGACCTCTAATCGCTGCAACGATCCGTGTTCCATCGGCCAGTCTCTGTGTACCAGCGGTGTTGGTTGCTGAAGGAGCATACGAAGTTGAAGCATCGATGCTCTCCTGATCCGACCATCTGATATACATATCATCTTGTGTTGATGTTGTACCAATAGTTGTTTCAGTACCAAAAAATACTAAGTGACGATCAGGTGTAGATACTAAAGTTTGTACTGCTGCTGTTGGTGCATTGGCAACGATTGTTGCTCTTGTAGATGTTGAACCATCTGAATCCCATTCAAAAGTTGCACCATCCACGATAGTTGCAATCAATTTATTTCCATAATTGTCCAAGGACCAAAGTCCAGGAGCTGTAATAATATCACCTGTTTGTGAGGCTCCCCATTTAGTATACTCAGAAGCATCAGTTACGGTTGCTGCATCAGAGTGTGATGCGGCTGTTGTGTTGTCTGATCCTCTAGTTAATCCCCCTAAAGTTCCTGTACCAGTCGTATTTGAAGTGTAAGCAATTCTTTCACTGTCTATTAATACTGATCCAGAAGCTGGAAAAGCCGATGAATCATCGAGTACAATACTAGATGAACCTGAAGTTAAAGCACCATCTAAAGTTGATGTTGCTTCACCGGCAACAGTACCACCCCATAATCCAAGACCCCAACCAGCGGCTGATGCTTCAACTGCAGGACCAATTGAATAATAATGTTGAACTCTTACTCCACCAGAAGTACTAGCTCCTGATCCAGATTCAACTGATCCCATTTCAATAGTAAGTGTTGATGAACTTGGAATAGTTGTAACCATAAAAGTTTTGTCATTGAAATCATCTTCATCAAAATTTGAATTAGTAATAGATGAAAAATTATCTAAATAAATAATATCGTACTTAGAAATATTGTGAGCAGATGAAAAAGTTAATGTAACTGTTGCATCGCTTTGTGTTGTGGTAAAAGCACTTGTTAAAGTTGTTGTAGCTTTAATAGGAGTAATATCATAAAAAGCTCCTCCAGAATATACATATAGCATTCTATTTGTTCCAAGGGCTGCATATTTAATACCAGCTGCATTAACAAAATGGTGTAAAGCTGTGTTTCTTCCAGTTAAAGTTATGTCTCCTAATTGAGCCCAACCTCCTATTTTTTCTGGTGAACCATATCTGAATCTTACATAATCACCACTAACCCATTGGCCTTCGCCACCAGTTGCAGTAACTTGTTTATTGAATCCAGGTTGAAATTTTAATTTTTGTAGCATAATTATCTCGCGTTATTTGGTACGCCATTACTGTTCACAAACGGTGCCTCGGCAAATGCCATGTAGATGTATGTATGACCAGAACGATTTACATCAGTTCCAGTACCTCTTAATTTAAATCCATTTGATAAAATATCTATATTATCATCAGTTGCTTCAGCATTAGTTGTATTAGCTTGTAAGAAGTCATTATCAACATTATAGCCTCCTCTTTTATTATCAAACATATGCCAATCTTCAGTATCACTACTTCGTTTTACCATAACAAAAGCTGGTTTAAATCCTGTATAAACAAATGTTCCATCAGCATTTTGATTACCGGTGTATGATCCAAACTTGCTGAAGCCTTGTTTAGGTGCGAATAAATAAGCAATATAAGTTGAACTACTTTCATTAACATAATCAGAAGCTGATACGCTAAATACAGAAGTTGTTGGTGTTGTAATCCAAAAATTAGATGAACCTTCTCCATTAGTGTAATTTAAATAAAGTTCTTTTCCTGTTCCTAATGTGTGATGATAAACACCCCAGCCATTTTCCTGATCTCTTTGTTTAGTTATAATCATTTTAGGTATTGAACCGAGTCCGTGTCCAATCGTATCTTCTGATGTTCCTGTACCTGTATAAGAAACAATACTAAATCCAGCAGTAGTATTTGCAGAAACACTTGATGTTATATCTCCGTTTGTGTTTGATGATGCAGAGCCACCAGCTTTCCAGCACCAAGCTACATAGGTTGCAGTATTGTTATTCCAATAAGCATTATCAGATGAACCTTCTGTTACAGTAAAACCATCTGATGTAAAAGCAGACAAATATCCATAAGCATTTTGGTTATTGCTTCCTTCAACTCCAGCTGAACTTGGACATAGTTCAGCATCAACTCCAGCTCCTCTAACACTATCTAAAATATTGTGTCCAGCGGCATCGTCTCTACGTTTACTCCAGACCATATCAAGTTGAAATTCTAAGCCAGTTAGACTTCTTGGTGTGTTTCCATCACCTGTCCATATTAAGGCTTCAAAATATTGTGTTGGATCGTCTATTGTTGTATAAGCCATTATCCAAACTCCGCTAAATTTTTAGTACATAATGCGTAATATCCACTAGGAACATCATATTCAAAATTTCCGTAACCATTATCATCTGCGTTGCCTGATGAAATTGTAAAAGTTGGATTGCCAAAGTTAGCTTCAAATGTAGATGCAGTATTATGAATATTTGAAAATTGTGCATACCAAACACCATCTGCTGGAGAGGCATTTATAGATAATGCTCCTGTTCCTGTTGCTCCAGATGTAGGATCACCTGAATCTTGAAAACTACCATTTTTAGAAAAATATAATTTATTATTATCTAAATCCATAGCCACACCAATAATATCGCCAGTTGTAAAAGTAGCTCCATATGATGTGCCAGTGCTACCAGCTTTAGAATCGCCATTACTACCATAATAAGAAAGCATGTTTGAATTACCTGAAAAAGGAGAAAAATCTGAAGCTGTTGCTACTTTGTCAGCAATACCAACAAAATCTTTACTTGAACCAGAAGAAGTAATTTTTATTTCCCAATACCATTTTCCTTGAGATACAGCTATTGTACTTGTTGGATAGCATTCAGTATCACTTGGTTGAGCTAACTTTAAATTTCCTTCTGAAAATGTTGCATCATAATAAAAATTATCTAATGGATTCATCGTACAAAAATTATTAGTCGGTGTATCTGTAGTTTGATCTGTTGCGGCTAGATTAACTTCTGTTAAATCTGTTCCACCATTTGCATCATTACCAAGATTAGCACTATCTTCAAAGTCTAAATAAAAACCATTCGTACCAAATGTTAATCCTGATACATCTTTTGGTTTCCAAATTGTTGGACTATCTTCGTCAAATTCTCCAAAGTCTGAAGCGGCATATTGAGTTCCATCTATAAAAACTGTTTCTGCCATATAACCATCAAAATTATAATCTTGGTTATCGTCAGTGCCTAACCACCATTTCGTATCATGGTTAAACTCTGAATCATCATTTTGATCATGTGTAGTTTCAGTCAACCAAGATGTTTCTTGAACTCCATTAAAATAAATTTTTGTTCTATTACTTGCTGAACCTTGTGTTGTATCTACTGCCATCACCATATGATACCAAGCCGAAGTATCTCTAAATAATCTATTTGTTCTGTGATATTGGTCAAATCCTCCAGTACCATGATTATAACTCCAACAAACAATCCTATCATCATTACCAAATTGAATAGCTCCATATGAACTTCCAGAAGAACCATCTGTTGAAAATATCCTCATATCATCACCAAGTTCACCTCTTTTAAACCAAGTGCTGAAAGTCCATATTCTTTTATTTCCAGCACTACCTGGTGTAATGTGCATATAAGCATCATCACCACTATTAAACCTACATGAGTTGGCTACTTCATAACCACCACCTAAAGCTGAAGCTACATTTCCTGATAAAATTAAAGGCATTAACTCTCCAATGTTGGTAGTTCGCCTAATGGTCTAGTAACTGATCCATCCTCTTGTTCTGTATAAGTATATAAAGTTTCTAAAGCTGGTGTATCTGCTGCGTTTGTAATTAAAGTTTCTTGTTCAGCACACTTAGTTCTAACTGCTGCTCTATGAGTAGTGATTGAACTTGGTACTGCTGTACCTGCATCTGCTTTTCTAGTTATGTACCAATCTGTATCTTGTAATTCTCCAGCAGCTTGTTGCTTAACTGTTCTAATTAATTTTGTTTTTAATCCTTCAACTTTTACAGTATCAGTGTCAGCACCTGAAGGTGCGTCGCCATCATCTATTTCTTGTTGAGTCCATTTAGTATCAGCATGAGCTTTAGCTGTTGCGCTGCCATAACTTGCTGTAATTTTTCCACCAGCAAAAGCAAATGATTGATTGGTATTAATATACCATTTCTCATCTTTTTTATTGGTGTTATCAAATTCTACTTCATAAATTCCAATAGCTTCTAGT